CTCCCGCCTGTCTGCTGCTCAACGTGAAATCGGCGCACGCTTCGTGAAGGAGGGCCTGTTCGGCTCCCTCGAAGAGTACGCCGAGCAACGCATCAAACTGGAATCCTGATCATGACCGACGAGACCGTGAACGCCGAGCCCTCCAAGGTGGATGGCCGGACCAAGGAAGCACGCGCCACGAAGCCCCTCCGCGCCCGTACCGATGGCCCGAGTGCAGAGCTTGCAAGGCGGCGAGCGGAGCGCAAGGCGCGCGGCGTTAATGATCATTCCAACGACCAGCGCCTGACGGTTGCTGGCGCGGAACTGGACTACCAGAATTGGCAATACCGCTGGGCCAACGATGAGTTGGGCAATCTCCAGCAGCTAATGGCGCGGGAATGGGAGCCTGTCTCCGAGACCGAGCTGAACGGCCTAGATACGGCCAGACTTGCGGGCATGTCCCGTGAAGGCAAGGCGATGAACGCCAAGCTGATGAAGAAGTGGAAGCCCTGGTTCGATGAAGATCAGGACGCCAAGGTTGCTGAATACCGGGAGCGGGAAAAGGCTCTCAAACGCGGTGCGGCAAAGGCCCCGCAGGAAAGCCCCGACGATGCGGGCAAGAGCTACGCTCTGAATAACACGATTTCTGCTGCGACCCCGACCAAGTCGGCGGGCAGCTACACCCCATAACCCCACAGGATAAACAATGGCGAACACAAACGCCGCTATGGGAGGGCGTCCGGTCGGAACTCTGATCGGCGCTTCCATGAGCGGACAACTGACGACCTATACGGGACTGGCATCCTACGCGACGAACATGTTCATTGGCGACCCGGTCATCGTGACCGGCGCTCGTGGATCTGGTCATCAGGTTGTCGAAGTCGCGACGGCTGGCGCTACGAACCGGATCACCGGCTTCATCGTCGGCTTCGAACCAACTCCGAGCATCGTCTCAAACGGCTATGGCGTGGCCTCAACGCTGCGCTATCCGATCGTGGCTGCTGGCCCGGAACTGCTCTTTGAACTTCAGGAAGATGCAGTGGGCGGCGCCATCGCGGTGGCGTCGATCGGCCTCAACGTCGATCTCGTCTCCGGCACTGGTTCGACCTTCACCAAGAAGTCGGGCTGGATGATCGATTCCAGCACGGTGGCGACTGGCGCAACGCTCCAGATGACCATCCGCGACATCGTCACTCGCGTGGATAACGAGGAAGCGACGGCCTACGCGAAATACATCTGTTCCATCAACCTGCACACGAACGGCCTCTCGCCGTTGGCCGGCATCTAAGGAGGGCTTGAAACATGACAATGACCAGAGCACTCCACCCGGCAGACCTGTGGCCCGGTATCAAGGCGCATTTCGGCAAAGCCTACAAGTCGATGGAGAAGCAGTACACGCGCTACTTCGAAGACAAGTCCTCGGACAAGGCTTACGAAGAGTTCGTCGAGTCCACCACGTTCGGCCTGCCGGACATCAAGAACGAAGGCCAGGCGATCCGCTTCGACGCCGACGCCGAGGGCTACAAGACCCGTCTTACCAACGTGGTCTGGGGCCTTGGCTGGATGGCATCCCGCGAAGAGATCGAGGACAACCAGTATGAGAGCCGCGCCTCGCGTCGCTCGCGTAACCTCGCCTACTCGATGGGCCAGTCGAAAGAGATCGTCCACGCGGCGCACTTCAACAACGCCTTCTCGGGCTCGTTCCTTGGCGGCGATGGCGCGTCTCTCTGCTCGACGGCTCACCCGACGCTTGCTGGCAACAAAGCCAACAAGCCGACCGTGGACGCCGACCTGTCGGAAGCTTCGCTGGAAGACGAACTGATCAACACCCGCCTGATGACCAACAGCCGCGGGCTGAAGATGTACTTCCGTGCGAAGGAACTGGTTGTTCCCCCGCAACTCGGCTTCGTTGCTGAACGGCTGCTGAAGTCCGAGAAGCAATCGGGAACGGCGAACAACGACATCAACGCGGTTCGCTCGTCCGGTATGCTGTCCAAGGGCTACTCGGTCTGGGACTACCTGACGGACCCTAATGCGTGGTTCCTGATGGTGGACAACGTCCCCGAGGGCCTCGTCACGCTCCAGCGTCGCAAGCTGGAGATGGACCAGGACAACGACTTCGACACCGAGAACGCGAAGGCGAAAGCCACTGAGCGTTACATCTCGGGCTGGGTCGATTGGCGTTCCGTCCGCGGCACGTCCGGCACCTAACCTACCTCACATCCACTGACGGGGCGCGCGGGGTAACAGCCGCGCGCCTTCATCTCATGAAAGGCGCCCCAAGTGGCTAACACTCCGACACGTTTCTCCCGAGGCGTAACCAACGTCTCAGCGTCCGACCCGATGCGGATGCTTCCGATTCCCGATCCGACTGCCGTACATGTCTGGTTCGATGACTTCGACAACTTCGAAGCGGACCAGTGGATCAACACCACGACCGAGGCCGGCGCAGGCTCTGCAACCGAGGCAGTCGGCAACCTTGATGGCGGCATCCTCGTCATCACGAACGATGCCGCCGACAATGATGCTGTGTTCCTGCAATACTCGGGCGACGATGCAACCGGCGCCGTGGAGAGCTTCAAGTTCATCGCGGGCAAGCAGCTCTGGTTCAAGGCTCGCCTGAAGATCGATGAAGTCGTCCAGTCGGATTTCGTCCTCGGCTTGCAGATCACGGACACGACGCCGCTGGCTGTGTCGGATGGCGTCTACTTCATGAAGGACGACGGCGACGCTAACCTTGACTGCTACGTCACCAAGGACGGCACATCGACCACGGCAGTTGCCGCCTCGACGCTGACGGCTGACACCTATGCGGTGCTCGGCTTCTACTACAACGGCGTCGATGCGATCGAGTTCTTCAAGGACAGCACTGTCATCGCCCGCCTGGCGGTCACGAACCTGCCGAACGATGAAGAGATGACCATCAGCTTCGGCATTCAGAACGGCGAAGCGGTCGCGAAGGTTCTCTCTGTGGATTACATATTCGTGGCCAAGGAGCGGTAAGACATGGCCGACGCAGTCGCCTCCCAAACGCTTCAGGACGGTCCACGCAACACTGTCATGAAGTTTACGAACGTCTCTGACGGGACCGGCGAATCCGCTGTTCTCAAGGTGGATGTGTCGGCGCTGGACACGGCTCCTACCAAAGTCCGGATCATGAAAATCCACTACACGACGAGCGGAATGTCGGTTCGTATCCTCTGGGATGCAACGGCTGACGTGGTGGCGTGGATACTGCCGGCTGACGACACCGGAAGCATAGACTTCACGGCGTTCGGTGGCTTGGCGAATGATGGCGGCGCTGGCGTGACGGGAGACATCCTGTTCACCACGGTCGGCCACACAGCCGCAGACACTTACGCCATTGTTCTGGAGATGGCGAAGTGACCTGGAAAGGCTCATACCAGCCGGGCAGGCCATACGCGGTCTGTGACCGATGCTATGCCAAGGTCCGGCTGGATGAGCTGCGGACGGAATGGTCAAACTCGCGGGTCTGTGACGGCTGTTACGACCCGCGACCTGTCCACCTGTCCACGCCTGTTCTCAGGCCCGGCGAAGGTGCGCCGCTTCCCGGTGCAAGGCCAGACACGCAGCCCGAAGCGGATGATGCCGATCTTGAGTTCGCCTACCGTGACGGGACAACCTACGAGCCTCCGACATGAGCATAAGCCTGACCTACACCGCAGGCGAGTTCGTGGATGAGGCGCTGAAGCGCGTTCAGATCCTCGGAGACGGCCAGACCGCATCGGCCTATCAGTGGACGATAGCACGCAGCCACATCAACGGGCTGCTCAAGCTGCTGGTGACGCAAGGGCCTAGCGAGTGGCGCAGGGCGACACAGACGCCGGCAATGACCGCAGCCGTTGCCTATGTCACCTGCTCACCGCGTCCTGATCGCGTTCACCGCGTCTACTATCGCAACTCCGCGAACTATGACCTGGAGCTGCAACAGTGGAACATGGACGATTACGAGCGGATACCCGTCAAGACCAGCACGGGACGCCCGACCATCTTCGCAGTCGATCGCCAACGCACATCCACCACGGTTTACCTCTGGCCCGTTCCTGACGCGACTATTGCGGCGGGTACGCTGCGCATCTCCTATGAGCGCGTCCCCGAGGATGTGGTCAACACGTCCGACATTCTCGATTTTCCACAAGAATGGTTCGATGCGGCAATGGACCTGATCGGCGGGCGCACGGGGCAGAGCCTTGGCCTTGGCGAGAAGCCGCCCGTCGCTGCCGCGCTGGAGCGTGGAACGGGCAACCTGAACGAGCTGCTTGGCTATGACCGGCCATTCAGCACGCGTTTCGCAATCACAACGGAGTGACCATGAGCAAGCCGAAAATCACTGACGACTCGATCCGCGTTCTGCGCAAGGCGCTGCGCACGAAGCTCGGCATCAGCGCGGCCAAGCCTGCGAAGAAGCAGGCCAAGCGCGAGAAGGTCGAGGAAGACGAGCCCGCACCGCGCGCGAAGAAGGCCGAACGTCTGGGCTACGCTGACCTCTCGTGAACGTTCGCCCGGCGACGCTGGACGACCTGCCGCGCCTGATGGGCTATGCGGCGGAGTTCCTGTCCTATCATCCGCTCACCAGCCAGTTCCCGCGCGACATGACGGCGGTTGAGGCGATGCTGCGGCGTATGATCGAGGGCGAGGACGCAGCGTTGCTGGTGCATGATCGCGGCGCCATTGGCGGGGTCATTGCGCCGCTCTGGTGCTCGCCTGACGTGCGCGTGGCGAATGAGCTGTTCTGGTGGTCCGAGGCCAACGGGCTGAGCCTGATGAAAGCCTTCGAAGCGTGGGCGCAGAGCCGCGGCGCGCAGGTGGTCAACATGGTGATGATAATGGGCCGTCGCGACGTTTCACCGATCTATGACCGGGCGGGATACATGCCGATTGAACTTTCGTTTGTGAGGGCCGCCTGATGGCTGCTATTTCGCTTGGAACCGCTATGATCGCGTCTGCGGTCGTTGGCTCTGGCGCTGCGCTCTATGCTGGAAGCCAGAACGCCAAGGCGATCAAGAACGCCGGGAACATTCAGGCGAAATCACAGAATGAGGCGCTGCAATTCCAGCGTGAAAGCCGTGACCAAGCGCGCGA